TCTCCGATTCTTTCAGGAGATTGAGGAGGCTTTTCTGGTTCTTCGCCTTTGCCACCCCCACTCATGACATATTGTTCCGCCATTCGCCTCATTCGACCTTCATCCATGTCAGGGTTCATTCGACGTAAACGTTCCATGCGCTCTTCAATTGGCTTAGTAATAAGTTCGTCGTGTTGTTGTGCAACCGATGTAGCGTCCTCTTCACCCATACCGCTGGTCATAAGATGTTGAATCTTAGACTGCATGTCTGTTCCGGGCGCATCCTTCAAACGGCTTCGTAGTTGGTCAAGTAACGCTTGCCTCATAGGGTCCTCAGGGGCTTTTCGTACTGCTATTCGCATATTTATTCGTCCTTTGTTCCTAAATTGAATTCCATTTTTGTTCCGCACGTTCTGCATTTGTCGACCCAGCAAAAGTAGAGCATACCACAGGAAGTGCAGCGAGTGCCTGAACCGATGTTCAGTACGTCGCTTGCCTTGCGGGTTCGTATGCGTTGTTTGCTTACGACGCCTTCAAGGGGCTTCTCTTCGTTAAAGACAGAGCCTGCGCCGTATGATTCTGCGAGGCGTATGCCACGCTTCTCAAGGCGCTCGATTTCGTCGAGTCCGAGTGTTGCTGCGTCCATCCTATCACCCTCAGTTCGTGGTGACAATTAGAAAAATGTTTCCTAAGATGGTTATGGGTTCAGCACCTGCAATGGTGTTTGAACCTGCTGCCGCTGCAACATCGGTCGTCAGAGTAGTCGACATTGTCGACGTATCCTGAAAGTCTTTTGGTGCGTACGGTCCTACAACTTTAGTTGTCTTTGCCATTTAAGCCACCTCAAGAACGGCGACCTATTGCAATAAAAGTTCCAGCCTGTGTGGGTGCGGTATCACCGATTGTAGAATCAGCCAATCCAGCCGCTAAACGGATAGTTGTACCGTCTATACGAACATCTACACCAAATACGACATCTTGTGAAGCCGGTGAAGCACCTGTGTCTGTGATAGGTCGTGCCGCAATAGCACCGCTTGAATTTGCACCTGCAAAGTCTATACTTGCAAGCATTCCAGTTAGGTCAATTGCGTTATCGCCAGCGGCGTAAGTACCTGTTACAATCATTCTGTCGCCAAATACTGTTGGTCTTGGGTCTATTGTTACTACCATTATTCTTCATCTCCTGTTATTTGTGTTTCTTCTGCTACTTCTTCGACTGGTGCTTCTTCGACAACTGATGTTGGTTCAGGTGCTGGAGGGTTGAGTGTTTTCTCAACCAAGCCTAATAGTTTGGCTTTGGTTGCATATCCACCAACGGATTCTCCACGGCCTGTGAGCCATGCCAAGATGTCTTTCTTAGTCCAACCTTCATCAGGTAGACCGTCTGCTCCTTCGTCGACTGTTACTCCTTCGTCTCCATCAACCTTCCACCATTTTGGTGATAAGCGGTTCCTGTTCTCGTCGAGCCATGCTTGAGAAACTTCCATTGGAGTTCCTCTAATCGCATAGATTCGCTTCATACCGGGAACCCTACGTTCATAGTAAGGACCAAGTGAGGTTATTGTAGGCAGAAAAAACCACCTCAAGCCACGATAGCCATGAAACCGACTGTAGTGTTGATTGTTGCCTCTGCCGTAAAAGTAATTGTGCCACCGCTTGCAACGGCTGTCAAAGACTTGCCTGCTGCTCCGCTTCCACCAACGATGACGGACTGGACGATAGTTGCGTCTCCTCCGACTGTAAATACGTTGGCGTTTTGTACGAGTGTGCATTCACCTACGATGAGTTTCAACCCACCGACTGCATCTGTTGTGTTTGTGTTCTTTGCTTGGAATCCATCCAAGGAACCCGGATAAGAATCAGCCGCAGCACCGCCGTCAAGCCATGCTGTACTGTCCTCAGGGGTACCTGCATAGAGGTCCAATTCTGTCTTAACGGTCATTACTCCGCCTAATCCTACTGTTCTGCTAAATGTTACTGCCATAGTTTTCATCTCCTGTTATTTTGATTCTCCATTAGCCTCACTTCAAGTCTCGGATTGAACCGTGACCTCCAAAGAAAGTTGTCCATACTTCACCCATAGTTCGGTAAAGTCCCTCTTGACCGAGGCGGTTAATGGCGAATGGGTCACCGGTTTCAATACCAGACTCAAAGTATTGAGTTGGTTTTGCAACACTAAAGTGTAGGTAATCAGTGTCCAAGAAGTACATACGACTGATTGTGTCAGGCTCAACGTCCTTGGATGGAATGATTGGAACACCGTTGTATGTAGCAACAATGAAACCTGCTTCAACACCGGGTACACCCTTTACACCGTTGAAGGTTGGGGTGACTCTCTTTTCTTCCATGAATCTTTGTTGGGATTGTAGAAGTTGTTGAATTCTCATCAATGTGTCGTATCCAGTGAGGATAACCTTAGGGTTTCCACCACGTACCCAAATCTTCTGGAAGATGTCGTCGAGGTGGTCAAGGCTGAGTGTTCTGTCAGTTCCGCTGTTTTCGTTGTGCTCAGCGAGGGACCAAGAGTTTGCACTTCGGTCGATGCTGTAGATGTCGTTAGTAGCAGCGGTGTCACCAGTTGCGATACGGTCAAGAGACTCGTAGTCGTTGCCAGCAGCAGTTCCTTTGTCTTGGAGAAGCATCTTGTTGATTTCCTCAGCGTGGTGCTTACCCATTTCTTCTTTGAGAACACTGCGAATGTCGCCAAGTCCGTCATCCTTGTCGTTAAGGAAGATTGCAACTTCGCTCATGTCGAAGGTGTGTGCAATGGTCTTAGGCTTTGCAGCGATGTGTTGGAAAACTGGTTTTGTGGTTTCAGGTAGAGTACCGTTCTCCGCAATTCCGCCACCCTTGGTGGAATCAGGACGAGCGGTTACAACACGCCATCCACTTCGGTCCCAAGGTTTCTTAGGAAGAATTGAAAATGCGTTGAACTCTTGGTTGAGTTGTGACCAAACCTTGCGTCCGTAGATTGCTTGGTAAGTACCAGCAGTTGTGGACAGCATAGGTGCGTCTGCTTTCAGAAGTTCGCTGCCTGAGTAGTGGAAGCCCATGTTAGAGCCTGCACCATAGTAGTAGCGTTCCATGTCGGTTATTGTTCTTAGATAATTTCTTGCCATTCTTAATCACTCCATTCATTGGTTGAAAATGCTCCCTGCGAGGCTGTGTACCTCATCCCAAGACATGTTACCCATGTCAACGGTGGAAGGGATTTCGATGTTAGAAACAGCGGACTTCTGGATACTTGTTCCAGCAGAGCCACTGCCAAGGTTGTCGATTCGGTCGCTTAGAGCGGCGACAGCCTTTTCGATGTTAGCGAGTGGAGCACGAGCGTCGAATGCTTGTGCTTGTCGGCTGTGAGCCTCATCTCGCTGTTCTTTTGCAAGGCGGTCAGCGAAAACTTCACTGAGTGTGCCTTTGAGTTGCTTCTCGATTGAAGCAGCCTTGTAAGCAGCATATGCTTCTTCAAGTTGTGCTGCGCTCAAATCTTCTGGTGAAAGGTAACCCTTTGCAACGTCGGCTTTGGAGCCGCTGTTGAGTTTACCGATTGCGCCAGTTGATGGGTTGCCACCTTCTTGGGCTCGTCCTTTGACTTGCCCAGCGAAGTAGTCAGCACCATCGACTGAGGATGGGTTGTCGAAGCCACCAAGTTGTGCCTTCTCAAGTGCATCGAAGTGAGAGCGAGCGCTGTTAATATCAACGCCGCCTGACTTGAGTGTGTTCTCCATCCAGTGCAAGTAGTCTTGTGTGATAACGTCAGAGAATTCAGATTTCTGCTCGTCGGAGCCGTACATCTTTTCTTCTTTCTTGTTATTGGCGATTTCTTTGCCTTTGTCTTGGTCATCATCCTCATCGTCGTCTTTGTCTTTCCCTTGAAGGAAAGCAGGCATCTTTTTATCATCCTCGCCCTTTTCCATTACGTCAAGACGGGTGTTTATGCGGTCCAAGACGGACGACAATTCGCTCATTGTGTTCATGTCTGTGTTTTCAGTCATTGTTGTGTCCTCCTTCAATATACGGAATGTCGCCTCCGGGTTAATACCTTTTTCACAAATCGTTACCTCGTGAAGTTCCAGTTTAGAAATCTCGGTGTAATCACCGTGTTTCTGGTCGGCTTTCTTCATTCTCTTGAATGCTTGTCCACCGATACTGAAACCCCTAAGGGCGCCTTTGCGAATTTCATTGGCTACTTCACGAGCCTTTTCGATGTCATCACGTACTTGGATGACAACAAAGAGTCCAGCGTCATCGACACCAGACTTCCAAAGTCGTCCACTGCTGTCAGTGTACTCTGGAATAACACTTCCAACTTGAATGTTGGAGTGTGCGAGTTGTACGTTGCGGAATCCTTCCGCCTTCATGAAGCCGTCAAATGCACCCTTAAGTGCACCAGTTGTAATGAGGTCACCTTGTTTGTCGACCATCTCAACGCTTGCATAACCTGCAATGACGAGGTCACGGTCGCTCTTCAAAAGCGATAGGGTTCCACTGCTCTCAAAGCGAGAGGTTTGTAGTGGCGATGCCATGACCATGCTATCCCTTACATCTGTCATTCTATATAGTTAGATATGGTATACAGCCTTGTCCTCTGTAAGTTCTAACTTACTATCAACTTCTTCGACGTCCTTCGATTCTTCTTCCTTATCCTTCTTCTCACGCTCAACATCACGAACATCGTAGTCAGGCATAGTTTTCGCATCATCAGGGTTCGTAGGTCCTGTAGGTGACTGTATAGGTGTACCTACGTCTATACCAAGTCCTTTGGGACCAGCCGATGACATACCTACTTGACCTATACCACTCTTCGATAATAATTTCTCAAGGAGTTCAGCGCTCTTCTTCATGACCTTGACTTTCTCTTTGTCCCACGTACCAGTACCTTCAATCTTCTTTGGAGGTATGAGCGGCTTGCCGTCGTTCTTGCTTTCGTGTACTTCGGCCTTATCCTCACGTTCTTCTATAGAGAAGTCACCTTTGAGCATAACACCAGCAACGGGTGACCAGAAAGGTCGCTGGCTTTCAGCCAAACGAATAAGATAACCATTGTCTGCTACAGGTGTGTGTACAGTCCAATACTGACCACGTGTCGTAGCCTTGTACAGAACGTCACCTGCTTCAAACGAAACTCGGA